TTTTTCTTTCATCACAACAAGATGGAGTGTGATGCAAAGAAGTCGCACTTTGAGTTGCAGAGCATGATTGACATGGCAGATGTCATCGTAGCGCACAATGCGAAGTTCGATATCCTGTGGCTGATCGAATCAGGCTTTATCATTGAGTGCGCTGTCTATTGCACCATGATCGGCGAGTACGTACTGGCACGTGGGCAAAAGGTGCCCCTGTCTCTTGAAGAGACTGCCAAGCGCAGGGACGTGACCCTTAAACGATCTGACTTGATGGAAGAGACATTCAAGAAGGGAATTGGGTATGAAGACATGGACCCAGAGATTGTAGAAACCTACGGTCGTGGGGATGTTATATCCTGCCTTGAGGTGTATGAATCTCAGATGCACGATTACCGGCAACCGCACTTTACCGGATTGCGTAAGGTACGTGACATGATGAATGAAATGTTGTTCGTCTTGCTCGACATGGAGCGTAACGGCATCTACATCGACATTAACGCACTGGATCAGGTAGAGGAGGAGTTCACTGAAGAGCGTAACAAACTGCAAACACGTCTGTATGAATTAGCACGGAGTGTCATGGGCGATACGCCGGTCAACTTAAACTCACCTGCACAGTTATCTGAAGTAGTCTACTCCCGTCGGGTTGTGGATAAAAACAAGTGGAGAGAGGTATTCAACGTAGGATTGAACAAGGCAGGCAAACCTCTGCCTCGGCCTCGCATGTCACCTAAAGAGTTTTCGCTTGCTGTCAAGAACAACTCAACGATTATGCACAGAACAAAGGGCATACAGTGCTCTGAGTGTACTGGGCAAGGCACTGTTCAAAAGATAAAGAAGAATGGTGAGCCTTACAAAAATCGCAGTAAGTGCGCAGCCTGTGACGGATTGGGCGCAGTGTATAAGCCTACAGATAAGGTGGCAGGCTTCAAGCTCGTACCTTCATCTGTGCAAGACGTGTCTGCAAATGGGTTCAAGACAGAAAAGAACACCATGCAGTTTTTGCTTGCTCAGGCGCAACGTAAGGGGCTACACGAGGCGATTGAGTTCCTACAAGGCATGAGACGCTACAGTGCTCTTAACGTCTACCTCACGTCCTTCTGTGGCGGTATGCGACGCAATACCCGAAGCACTGGCATCTTGCACACCACGTACAACCAGTGCATCACTGCAACAGGTCGCCTATCGTCTTCCGATCCTAACTTCCAAAATCAACCTCGTGGCGGCACATTCCCAATCCGTAAGTGTGTCGTATCACGATTTGAAGGTGGCGAGATTATGGAGGCTGACTTCAGTGGCCTAGAGTTTCGTGTCGCAGGTGAACTATCGAAGGACAGTCAGATCTACGATGACATCATGACTGGTAAAGACGTACACAAACAAACGGCCTCTATCATCAATGAGAAGCCTGCAGAGAGCATTACAAAGGACGAACGCCAACACGCTAAGGCATACACCTTTGCACCGCTGTACGGCGGTCAGGGGGCTTCTGAGGCACCGCACGTTCAACAGTACTTTAAACAGTACTTCGATATCTACGAAGGGCTAGCCCATTGGCACGACAAACTCAAGAAGGGAGTCCTTAAACATGGCACAGTGACACTGCCCTCGGGTCGTCAATTCCACTGGCCAAACGTAGAGCGTAAGCAAGGGGGTAGAATCTCGTACGCCACGCAGATTGTGAACTACCCAGTGCAATCGTTTGCAACTGCAGACATTGTCCCGCTTGCATGCATACGTGTTCAAAAAGCGATGAAAAATCGACACATTAAATCGTTATGTGTATTGACTGTACATGACTCGATTGTGATAGATGTGTATCCTGGAGAGCGTGAGATCATGAAAGAAATTTTGATCGAGGGTATGGAAGGGGTTGCATCTGAAGTCAAAACACGGTTTAATTACGATATGGTAATTCCGCTCGCCATTGAAATAAAGAGCGGATCAAATTGGCTAAATGGAAATGTGATTTATGAGTGAAGTAGCACTTTATAATGGATTGACCCCAGATCAGTTGATGGCTGCGATGGGAGTCCAAGATCAACAGCAAACAACGGGTAACCGTCTTCCGCTGTTAAAAGTAAACTATCAAGATGAGGACGACGAAGGCAATGAGCTTAAGAAAGGTATCTTTGCTTTAGCACTCCCTTCTGGGACTGTCTACGGTAAAGACGTTAAGATCCGTGTGTTCTCGGACTACATGCAGTATTTGGATTACGATCCAACAGAGAATGCAGTGGTTAACAAGACGATCATCCACCGTGTAGGTGATGAGCCGATTGATGAGACTGGCGGTATTCGTTGTGGTAAGCCAACTTCAAAAGAGTTGCGGGATCAGTCTGATGATGTGAAGGCTAAGTACAAGGACATTACATGCTTCCGCTACCTGTATGCTAAGGTCACAATGGCTGATGCCCAAACAGGTGCGGGTGAGTCTGTATCTGTTGTGGATGAGCCAGTACTGTTGCGCTTGAAAGGTGCTTCATTCTTGTCATTCTCACAAGATGTGATTGAGCCTTGCCGTAATCAAAAGATTAAGTTCATGCAGGTAGAAAGCAAGCTTGTAACCACACGCCAGAAGAACGGATCTGTGACGTACTTCATCACAAACTTTGAGCCTGACTTCTCAAATGTTTTGGATATCAGCACAGACGATCTGCAATTCATGAGCAAGGTACTGGAGACAGTCAACGCTGAGAACAAGCAGGTGATGGAAAAGTACAACGCCGCTCTCTACGGTAAGCAAGCAGACTCTAACGATTCTGAACTTGTTTCTGAAGTAGAAGAGTATCTCGACTCTGACTTTGAAGAGACCGCATAATGTCCGATATGCCTCACGAGTACGAGGTTCGGATACAGGAGTATCTATCTAAGTTGTCAGCGGGGGAAGCTCCCCCCGTTGATGACGCATTGATTGATCAAGCCTGTGAAGAATTTCGCAATGCGCTAGTAAAACAGTTTAATCGAGAAAGTAATCGAGATTTCTCTGTACGTATGTCCAATGCGGGTAGACCTCGTTGCCAGTTGTGGTGGCAGAAAAACCATCCTGAGAAAGCATCAAAGCCTTCGTACGACTTCATCATGAAGATGTTACTGGGTGACACGATTGAAGTGTTATCGTTGCTTTTGATGCGGGGTGCGGGTATACCAGTCGAGTCCTATCACGGCAAGGTACAGCTCGACTTTGATAATGATTCATCTATTCAAGGCGAGTACGATGTAGTCATTGACGGCAAGGTATGGGACATTAAATCCTCTTCACCTTTTGCGTTTGAGCATAAGTTCAAAGACTTTAATGCCGTTAAAGAAGATGACTCGTTTGGGTACGTCGCACAGGGGTTTGGTTACGCCAAGGCCAGTGGCTTACCTTTCGGCGGATGGATTGTAGTTAACAAGTCCACCGGTCAGTGGAAAGTCATTGAGGCAGATAACTCTGTAGCAGATGAATACACAGAAGTCATTAAGGATACGATTGACTACATTGCGACTGACAAGCCATTTGTTCGTTGCTTCGATGAAATTGAAGAGACGTACAGGGGTAAAGCCACAGGCAATAAGTACATTGCAAAGAACTGCATGTACTGTGACTACAAGTTCAACTGCTGGCCAACGTTGCAGTATCGTCGGGTAGAAGCCTCTCAGGCTAAAAACAAACCTTGGAGATACTACACGGTGTACACAGATGACGTTCAGTAAAGCGGCAAAGAAGTACGGATATAGGTCAGGGCTAGAAAATGCAGTTGCGAATCAGATCAAGAATCGAGGGTTGGTGGTTAAGTACGAAGATCCATCTTCACGAATTAGCTTTACACAACCCGCTACTGATCGAACGTACACTCCTGACTTTATCTTGCCTAATAATATTATCATTGAAACAAAGGGGCGTTTTACCTTAGAAGACCGCAAGAAACACTTGTGGATAAAAGAGCAGACGGATCACGACATACGCTTCGTGTTCAGTAACTCTCGGGTACGCATACGCAAAGGTTCCAAAACAACGTACGGTATGTGGTGCGAAAAGCACGGCTTTCTGTACGCCGATAAAGAAATACCGGAGGAATGGTTTAATGAGTGAAAAGACAGTCAACCTAGACTTAGCACCCGGAGAGGCGTTTCTCCGTGTCAGTGTGGATGAAGACGGTTCAACGAGTTTTGCATGTGGCTTCTACCCAAGCAACGCAAACATTGAAAAGGATTTCGACCCGTCTAAAGACATCGACTACGATGACATGCTCGCCATCTTTATGTCGGGCATAGCGAACCTGATTCAAAACGACATGGACACTATTTTACGTGCAGGACTTGAGTACTCGATTGAGGGGCACAAGCCGTTTGATTTTATTGTAGACAGCAACGATATTTCGTACTACGAGAATCTGACTGACAAAGATTTACAATTACTTCGTATGGAAGTGGAGGGAGAAGCATGACCGATAAAAGAGCAGACTGGGATTCGTTTATTGAGCAGGTACGTCATATCAACGACTCGGTTGAAGAGTATGACATGATCAACCA